GAGGTATTCACAACCGTCACGAATCCGTTCAAGTCTGACAAGGACTTAAAATGAACTCGCGGTTTCACCCGCAACGTGATACTTAGCTTCTGATTATCCCATTAAATTAGGAGCAACTGATGTCGGAACAGACCTTTCGCTCTCCTGGATTCTTTGAACAGGAGATCGAGCTTACTGCCCCGGGCGCGCAGCCCACTGGCGTCCCTGGTGGACTCATCGGCGCCGCTGATTCAGGCCCAGCGTTCGTGCCGACGACCGTCGCGTCGTTCTCGGATTTTGAGGCCCGTTTCGGTGGTCTCGATCCGGAACGTCCGGCGACGTACGCGGCGAACGAGTGGTTAAAGCACAAGGGTGCCCTGACATTCATCCGCGTCCTTGGCGCGGGCGCGAACGCTTCGTCCGGTGACATCTCTGCGACCGTCGCCCAGGGTATTGTGAGAAATGCCGGTTTCAAGGTCACTGGTTCCTCCATCACGATGCCTGCTGGCGACACACGCGTACCGGGTTCGGTCCAGATGATCGTGGCCCGTCACTCACTGCCAGCTAGCTCCACCACCCCTTCCGAGTGGAAGGGATTCCCGATCTTCAGCGATAACCCGAGCTTCAATCCGGGCAGCGGCCCTGACACCGTCAACATCGTTCGTGGTGTCCTCATGTTCCCAACGGGCGCCCGTGGAATGGTCCTCGATATGACGGGATCGAGCTCGCAGTGGACTGGCACCGGTGCAACTCTCGACGACGTCGCCTCAACCGATCTCAACAGCTCCTCGACAACTTACAAGAAATTCAAGTTCGCCGTCTCATCGTCACTCGGATCTTCCTTCGGGACGACCGACGGATACGCCGGACTTCGAATCCTTACTGCCTCCTTCGATCCGAGCGCTACCGACTACCTCGGTAAGGTCCTCAACACTGATCCGAAGAAGTTCAACGATGAGCAGCATCTCCTGTACCTCGACCTTCCGGTTGAGGACGAGATCGCTCCGCTCGACACCGCGGGTGAGGGTTGCGTCGCGATCGTCTCCGGCTCCTCGAGCGGATACCGCCAGAACTTCGGTCGCTTTGACACCCGCTACACGACGTCCCGGACTCCTGCGATCATCTCGCAGCCCTTCGGAAATCTCGAGCATGACCTTTTCCACTTCGAGACGATCACCGACGGCGCTTCCGGAAATTCCCTCTTCAAGGTCTCTGTCGCCAACGTGAGAGCCTCGATCGATCCGAAGAGCCCGTACGGCACCTTCGATATCTTCGTTCGTGATCTCTTCGATTCTGACGTCTCACCGACCGTCCTGGAGTCCTACGTCGGTTGCGATCTCAATCCAGCAAGTTCGAACTACGTGGCCAAGAAGATCGGTGATCGCAAGGTGACGTTCAACTTCGACGCAACAGACGCCGCCGAGCAGCGCCTGATGGTCAACGGTAAGTTCCCGAACGTCAGCCGTCGTGTCCGGGTCATCGTCTCCCCGGTTCTCGACTCCGGTGTTGTCCCGAAGACAGCGCTTCCGTTCGGATTCCGCGGAATTCCGGTCATCCGGACAACGCAGACTCTCACCGATACCGCAGCGGCTCTTACCGAGGGCGGTAGAATATACGGCGCGGGCGCGAACGTCCTGCCCCGTCTCGCGTGCAGCAGCTCCGCTGAGACCGGGTTGACTGGCTCGATCGTCCCGCCACTTCCTTACCGATTCAAGATCACGAAGGGCGAGGTCGACGGCACCTCGTATATCGGCTCACCTGGCATCCTCGAGATTCCGGACTCACGACTCTACTGGGGTGTGAAGTTCGAGAAGCTCATCCCGTCGGGCACGACCGCCGGTAGGATGGAGGACTCGGTCATGAACTCGAACGATGGCACCGAGTTCAACCCTCTCGTCCTTTCCTACTCACGGTTCCAGGGAATCCAGAAGCTCGATGCTCTCGTGACAGGCTCTGATGCCGACGTGTTCAACGCTAACAAGTTCACACTCGCCCGCGTCGCTCTCTCGAATCAGACGATCAGCGATGTTACGGGCGCGTCCGATGCCCACATGAAGGAAGCTGCGTACATCAGGAACGGTGTACCGAGCACGACCGACTACAGGATCGCTGACTCTGCGTTGAATCGGCTCACCTTCGCGTCGCTCCTCTCCGGATCAGCCAGCACCTTCAACAGGTTCTCCGAGTACGCAAAGTTCTCGACCATCTTCTACGGTGGATTCGACGGCGTCAACATCCTCGATGGTGCCGCTGCTCGCCTTGGTGATCGCGCGACCTCAAAGGACGCCGGCGGTCTCGCCCAGAGCGCCGCGGCGGGCACCATCCGTTCGGGCCTTGGATACGATCCGAATGGCGATGGTCTGAGCAACAACGCAGTCGCCTCATATCGTGCGGCATCGAAGCTCATGACGGACAAGCTCACCGTCAACGTCAACATGATCGCGACCCCCGGCGTTCGTGATCCGCTGGTCACAGACTACATCGTCCGTCGCCTTCCGGACTACGCTCTCGGAATGTACGTGCTCGATGTTCCGGGCTACACCGACTCCGACGTTAGGATCTTCGAGGATTCAACGGGTCTCAAGCCCAATGTCACGAAGACTGCGAATGCGCTCTTCTCGAGAAACATCAACAGCAACTACACGGCTGCTTACTTCCCAGAAGTCTTCGTGAACGACACAACCTTCGGTCGCCGGGTGAAGATGCCTGCCTCGGTCGCTGCTCTCGGTGCCCTCGCTTACGGTGACAAGGTCTCTTATCCTTGGTACGCCCCAGCCGGTTTCAACCGCGCTGCTCTCGACTTCGTCGGGAACGTTGAGGTTCGCCTCAGCACGTCGGATCGCGATTACCTGTACGAGAACCTCGTCAACCCGATCGCGACCTTCCCAGGCAGCGGGTTCGTGATATTCGGACAGAGGACCCTACAGCTTGCGCGCTCGGCTTTCGATCGTGTGAACGTACGGCGCCTCTTCCTCGAGCTCAAGCGCGTCATCATCGGTGTCGCTCGTGGCCTCATCTTCGAGCCGAACGATGCTGCAACCCGTCGCGCTTTCGTGGATCGTGCCACCCCGCTGCTCAGCCTGATCAGATCCCAGGCTGGCATCGAGCAGTTCAGGATCATCTGTGACGAGACAAACAACACCCGCGCCGACATCGAGGCGAACAGGATCAACGGCAGGATAGTCGTGGTTCCGACCAGAGCGGTCGAGTTCATCGCGGTCGATTTTATCATCACCCCCGCGGGCGTTGAGTTCGTCTGATCGGCAATAGTTAAGCGAGAGATTAAGGAGTTTTACTAATGGCAGCGCCTGGAATCACAACTAGCGAGATTGACAGCACAGGTGGAACATCTGATGTCCAGCCCACCGGTAGGTCGGCTGGTGTTATCGGAACGGCGGCCCAGGGCACCGCTTTCGTGCCCATCACGGTCGCGAACGGCACACAGTTCCAGACGGAGTTCGGAAGCCCGAGCATCAGCTATCCGGCTCCGATCGCCCTCTCGCAGTGGCTCAGCAACGCCACCGCCGGAACGTATGTCAGGGTTCTTGGAGCAGGCGATGGTAAGACTCGCAGCACGACAGGAGTGAACCAGGGCAAGGTGACCAACGCTGGCTTCGTCGTCGGCGGGCAGGTTGTCGCAGCCGGTTCAGGTCAGCTCGCGAGCAATCCATACGCCACGGCGACGGGCATCCTGGGAAGGACCCACTTCCTGGGTTGCTACATGTCAGAATCGGTGGGCTCATGGGTCTTCTCGGATGCAGGGGTTCAGACCTCAACTGCAGCGCAGCCGATCATCCGAGGCGTCCTCCTGGCTTCCTCAGGCGTACAGATCACGCTGTCGAGCTCGGCCCCTGGGACCAACTCATCGACCTACTCGTCCGCTGCGACAACAGCTTCGCCAGCGCGGGGTTGGTTCACGGGATCCCTCGACCTCCAGGGTGGCAAGCAGGACTTCGTCCTCTTCCTCAACGGTCACACCGATTCGGCTGCCTACCCCAGCGTCCTGTCGGCATCGTTCGACGTCAGCTCCGACAATTACTTCGCCAAGAAGCTCAACACCAACCCTCTCCTCGTCCAGGAGCACGGCTACGTTCTCTACAATAGCTATGACATCCTGCCGGCTTTCGCGGTCCCCACGGGCTCGGGAGTGGCCGCAGAGGCCGACCTACGCCGCGTCAGCACCGCACTTGCGATCGAGGAGATCGTATTCTGCCTGACCGGCTCGCAGGCTCGCGACGCTGGTTCGACAACGTCTCCTAACTTTGAGAATTTCGAGGATAGGTTCCAACACCCGACCACTCCATTCATCGCATCGCAGAACTTCGGCGGGACCCGCTACGATCTCTTCAGGATCCACGCTCGCAGTGACGGTGCCGTGGCGAACAACCTCTACAGGGTCGCGATCGAGAATATCGCCTATCCGACTGTCTCCGACGCTTACGCGACCTTCACTGTGTCGCTCATCGACTGGAGCAGCTCCGAGGATACCCCCACGGTCATCGAGCAGTACTCGAACTGTGACCTCGACCCGGACAGCGCGAACTTCGTCGGTAAGAAGATTGGTGACCTCAACACCTACTTCGACTTCGATCGTACGACCGATGCCCAGAAGGTTGTCGAGGAAGGTCTCTACGGTAAGGTCTCACGCCGCATCAGGATCGAGCTCTCTGACGATGTCATCAACAAGATTGTTCCGAACACCTCCCTTCCGGTTGCGACCCGCGGGTACTACCACCTGGTGACGTCGGGTTCAAGCTTCCTCTCAACCGGTTCCGCCGGTCCAAGCGCTCACCTCACCGTTCCGACGACGAATGCCCGCGAGCTGCCGGTCTTCTTCCGCCGTGCCATCAACGTCGGTGGCGCTGCTGGGGAGCCCAACGCGGTCGGTGAGAGCAAGTACTACTGGGGCCCGCAGTTCAACGTCTGCAACAGCCTCACGTCACCCAACGATGGAACAACATCGGCGAGCTCCATCCTCAATGCTTCATCGCTCTCCGCGTACACGAAGTACTTCCCGAAGTTCCACACGCAGTACCTGAGCCCCTGGGCTGGAAACAACGCAGGTGCGACCGACGTCGCAGGCTCAGTGATCGATGCCGATCTCTTCAACAAGAACCTCTTCACGCTGGAGAATGTCCAGGTGATGACGAGCTCGGATGGAACGATCGACAGCGAGCGTTGGGATGAGGCTGCCTACCAGCGTGATGGTGTCCTCTCGGGCGCGGTCGGTCGCTTCGTCAACCCGAATGCCGACTTCTCCGATTCATCGGCGCGTCGTTACCTGAAGTTCACGACCTTCATGCAGGGCGGATTCGACGGTCTCAACGTCTTCGATGCTGACAAGTTCTACATGAGGGACGCCGCGATCCGTCGAGAGATGGACAACTCGAACCAGGGTGAGCTCAGCGGTCCGACCGTCGCGGCCTACCGCAAGGCAATCGACATCATGGGTAACAAGACGTACTCCGATGTCAGCCTCCTGGCGATCCCGGACGTCCGTCACCCGGCAGTCACCGACTTCGCGCTCTCGTCCATGCAGACGAAGTTTGACGCTCTCTACATCATGGATGTCGAGCTGAAGGATGGAAACAACAGCTTCATCACCGCTTCGCTCTCGTCGGACTCCTACCCGTCACCGCACGTCGGTTTCACGACAACGCGTTTCCGCAATCGCAACCTGAACAACTCGTTCGGTGCGTCCTACTTCCCGGATATGCTGGTGACGGTCAACGGTGCGGATCTCCGACTGCCCGCTTCCACAATGGTCCTCGGCGCGTACGCCCAGAACGATGCGATCGGTTTCGCCTGGAACGCACCGGCTGGTTACGTCCGCACGACGATGCCCGCATCGGTGACCGAGCTCGTCGTGAAGCTTCTCTCCACGAACGTCGATACAGTCTATGATGCAGGTATCAACCCAATCGTGGCGACCCCCGGAGCGAGCATCGCGATCTTCGGGCAGCGTACGACCCTCGCGGCGGGCTCCGCCCTTGATCGAGTCAACGTTCGTCGACTCCTCATCGAGGTTCGTCGTCGGGTGAAGCAGGTTGCCTACAGCCTGCTCTTCGAGCCGAGCCGCGAGTCAACGATCGCGCGCTTCAACGCTCTCGTGACACCCATCATGAAGCAGGTGCAGGCTCAGCGCGGTGTTGAGAGATACCGCGTGCAGATCGACACAACCACGACCACCCAGGCTGATATCGAGAATAACACGATCCGCGGGAAGATCTTCCTGCAGCCGACCCGCTCGGCCGAGTTCGTCTCTCTCGAGTTTGAGGCGAAAAACGCCGCAAGCTTCTGATGTTTTGAAGTTACAACAATAGTTAAGGAACAGGAGACAACATGGCCGAGACACTCTCAGTCACCGATATGCTACCCAACAAGTTCGAGCCTAAGAAGAAGAACCGATGGGTCTTCTCAATCGAGGGCATCGATGCTTACCTCATCAAGTCTACGAAGCGCCCGAGCGTGAAGACCGAGGAGAAAGAGATCCCATGGATCAACTCACGTCGTTACATCGCTGGAAAGACGACCTTCGACAACCTCTCGGTCACGCTCTACGATGCGATTGCCCCGTCAGGTGCGCAGCAGGTGATGGAGTGGATCCGCACCCACTTCGAGAGCGTGTCAGGCCGCGCTGGTTACGCTGACTTCTACAAGCGTGACTGCCAGCTGAAGCTCATCGATCCGGTCGGTACGGTCATCGAGCTCTGGGACATCAAGGGCGCCTTCATCACATCAGCGAACTTCGGTGAGCTCGCGTACGATGGCGACGATCTCCTGGAAATCCAGCTCGATCTCCGCTTTGACAACTGTGTTCTACAATATTGACGTGAGGATTCGACAAAATATTTTGTCGAATTGATAAGTTGTCTGGTCCATGGTATATTTACTATCATGGACCAGATTTCTTTTAAGTGCCCTTCTTGCGTAGACTATTCGACCGATAACCTGGATTCACTTCGAATTCACTGTCAGAAACGCCATGGAATCACCGCGCGTGATCTCTACGTGAGCTTGTTTATTCCTGGCGGTCAAGAGCCCACGTGTGGTTGTGGGTGTGGGACGACGACAAAGTTCAACTCGCTTCAGAAGGGGTTCTCGGAATACATTCTTGGGCACGCGTCTCGTGTCAAGAATAATTGGGGAAATAATAAGGCTGCGTTGGCTAAGAGCCTCGAAACTCGTCGCAAAGAAGAGCGATGGGGTCGTGATCCGTGGAATCGAGGTAAAACGAAAGAAAATGATTCCGATTTCGCGAAGTTATGCGAAAGTGCGTAC